ATGTGCGGCCGAGTCGTCCAGGCCATGAGCTGGGCCGAGATCCACCACCTGCTGAACATCCACAGTGAGCCGCCGACCCAGGCGGAGCCTCGCTACAACGTCGCGCCCACCACCCAGGTGCAGATGGTGCTGCCGCTCGAAGCAAGCGGACGGCTGGCGCCGGTGCGCTGGGGGTGGCGGCCCCACTGGGCGCAGGACCGCGCAGCACCGATCAACGCCCGCGCCGAGAAGGTGGCACATAGTCCGTTCTTCAGGGCCATCTGGCCCAACCGCATGCTGTGCCCCATCTCCGGCTGGTATGAGTGGGTGGACGAGGGAGGCCCGAAGAAACAGCCCTACTACATCAGGCGCCGCGATGGCGCCCCGACGTTCTGCGCCTCCATCGGCCAGGTGCACGAAGAGCCTCAGGATGACGATGGCTTCGTGATCATCACTGCCGACGCCCTGGGCGGCATGGTTGATGTCCACGACCGCAGGCCGGTTGCGCTAGCCCCGGAGCTGGCCCGGGAGTGGCTGGACCCGGCCACACCCCGCGAGCGCGCCGAGCAGATGCTGCAGCACGGCGAGGCGCCGGAGGCGTTCGAGTGGTACCGCGTCGACCGTACGGTGGGCAACGTGCGCAACCAGGGGCCGCAACTGATCGAGCCCCTGCCCTCGCCTCTCATCTGAGGCATCTGGCGGGCCGCGTGACGCTGGCGGCATACTGGATATCCATCCAGATAAATCGCCAACATCATGCACCTCCAGATCGACCAGCGGTTGCGCCTCTACCAGGCCGCCTTCCATTACCCCGCCCACATCTACGGCGACCCGGAGCGCTGGCGGCGCGAGCAGTTGCAGGCGGCAGACGAGCTGCTGCGCGCTCGCGTGATCGAGGCGGCCGAGTACCTGGACATGCGCGACGAGGTGCTGGCCGTTCACGCCTACGCAGTTGAGCGCACTGCCGAGGATGCGCTGGAGATCACTGGGGTTTACGCGGTGCTGGATGCATCCAATGGCGGACCAGTCGGCCGCCTGGAACGGCGGTACCTCAGTGCCGGTACCCGACCCGAACTGGACCGCCTCACGGCGATGCACGATGCGGATGGTCAGCTGCAGATGATGCGCGACCGCCGCGACCCGGTAGGCCCGGTGCACGGCCTGGAGTTTCACCACCAGAACGGCAGCCGCTACCGGTTCCAGCCGCTCGGTTTTTTCCACCTGGGCCGCATCATTCCGATCATCACTGACCCAGACCACCACCAGATCCTGGCAGCGCTGTTGCAGGCGGCAACAGAAGCGGGCGACCACGCCCTGGCGGAGCTGTACCGGAAACGCCTCCACTGGTCCGAGTTCAGGTGCTGCCCGATCTGTCGCAGTCGGTTCGCCCATCGAGACGACTGCAGTAGATGCGAAGGCCTGGGCCTCGTCCGGGACCTGCCTCAGTCCTGAAGGATGGTCACCTCGGCGGTACCCAGGTCGATCCAGCTATCTCGCTCGCCTCGCGGGTTGCAGACGTAGGCCTGAGCGGTAGTACCGTGCTTCGGCTCGGCAGGGATAACGGCAATGTGGCGCAGCAGCTGCTTGCCGTCGTAGTAGGTGCTGGCTGAGCGGTGAAACTCCCAGATACCCGCCTTGTCTCGTTCGGTCACCAGTCGATCCAGAAGAATCGACCGCGTCGGGAACCGTAGTCGCATCGTAGCCATTGCCCACCTCAAGGAGCGGAAGAAGGCGGCCATTCTACGTCACATCCCCGCGAACAGGCCGCCCAGGGCGTCGGGTGCCCAATTCATGATCACCAGTTCGCCGGTAACCTCGGCCAGGCCCTGCCGTTGGTTTGTGTTTGAGTATCGGATGTCGAGCCGCTCCATGTGGAAGCCGTCGAACACACGCCGGATGTCCGGGTGATCGTTGATGCTCACCATCACCCGCCCTTTGCAGCACCGCATAAACTCGGCCATCCGCTCATAGTTGGCGAACGGGAAGTCGACGCCGTATCCCTCGGTCTGCCAGTAGGGAGGGTCCATATAAAGGAAGGAGTGCGGCCTGTCGTAGCGCTCGGCGCAGTCGAGCCAGGCCAGGTTTTCCACGTAGACGCCCGACAGGCGCTGCCACGCGGCCGAAAGGTTCTCCTCGATGCGCATGAGATTAATGGCCGGGCCCGTGGTAGCGGTGCCGAAGGTCTGCCCGGCCACCTTCCCCCCGAACGCATGGTGCTGCAGGTAGAAGAACCGGGCGGCACGCTGGATATCAGTCAGCGTCTCCGGCCTGGTCATCTTCTGCCACTCGAAGATCTGGCGGCTGGACAGCGCCCATTTGAACTGGCGCACGAACTCCTCGATGTGGTTCTGCACCACCCGGTACAGGCATACCAAGTCGCCGTTGATGTCGTTTAGCACCTCCACGGGAGCGGGCTGGGGCCGCAAGAAGAACAGCGCAGCTCCGCCAGCGAAGACCTCGACGTAGCACTCATGCGGAGGGAACAGCGGGATAAGACGGTCAGCAAGACGGCGCTTGCCGCCCATCCAGGGAACAATTGGGTTAGTCATATATGCAAGCCTTTACTGTATAAATAAACAGGTGTTAGCCTGCCTCCGCTTCGTCGACGAGGCGGAGGGCCTAGGCTGGGCTTGCAGGCGTGCTCTGCAGTTCGGTGACCGCTGCCAGTGCTGGAACACCGGCAGCGGTCGCCCTTCTTGATGAGGCCGCTAGACCTCGTGTGACATGGAAGAGTCTATTGACCTTCCGCAATGAACTGGATTGATGCCAGCTGCGGGTAAAAAGAGAAAAGCAGATGGAGCAGCAGTCTGGAGTCCATACCAGCTCCTGCTATGCCAATATCTCTTGAAACTTGCTATGAAATGGGATCTACAGGAACAGAAAGCAACATCTCTTCAAGCACTGTCTGCCGTTTAAGCCTGTCCTCTGTGATCTCACCCATCGACACAAGTATCTCAACCGCCCTCTCAAAGGGCGCTAGTGCCTTTGGACCTGGACTGACCAAGCGATCAATGATCTTTTGGCAATATTTCTCCATTTTCTTTGATTTCATGTTTGGCATATTCTTACCAGCGATAAGAGCTCGAACCAACACAAGAATATGCCACTTGAATTTCCGCATATTTTGCGGGATCTGGCCACCCGCCACGTAAAGATGCAAGCGATACAGTGTTAGACAGGAAGAATAGAAAACCGCTTCTTTGTTTTCAGAATCTAGAATATTTTCAGAAAGAAGTTCGTACATTCTATTCTGATAGCGATACGCCAAATCGGGACGCTCACAAAACATGGAAGCAACGCACTTTATAAGTGTATTCACATTGAACACACGTATTGCCGGAACATCCTTACCAGCATACTGTTTCTCTCGACGCTCCAGATAAAGCCTGCCATCTTGCCCTTCAAAAGAATTAAAATACTGCTCAACCCTCCTAATAATAGGACGCAAACTAAGAAATTGCGTCTCGTCCACCTTAGACTGACTATTAGTCGCCCGGACCAACTCCGAGAAAACATCCTCACTGGACGTCTCAATAACCTTGAGAGTAACTGCCACTTCGTCACCATATTTCCCTTGATACTCATAAAGAGTATTAGAAGTCTGGCAACCATTTACAATCTGATAGTTCTCCAGATGAAGAACGCTTCCCTGCAACCTCACATCAGGACTAACAATAGTTATCCCGTTATTCAAGACTGGAAAGCGAGACGAGTTCTCCTTATCACACAGCGTCTTGGCTATAGACTCATTTACAGGGTTATCGGAACCGAGATAGGAGCGGACATTTTCCTCAAAAACCTGATTCCTCAAACCACCATCTGAGGCCACTAACAAATTCTTAACAAACTGCTTTGCCTGGACAACAACTAGGTAAGCTTCTTCAACACCTGAGATAGGTGGCAGTGGCGCTGAGTGTATCAACGGTAGTTGTGCAGACACGCCAGAGTAAGTAGACACCCAAAGATCAGTAATTTCAGAGCGTCCCAAACATCGCACATCGACCTCAGAGAAATACCCCAAATCGTCAAGCGCTTTGGCCATGGCAGCAAGAGCTTGTTCAAATTCCTTTGGCGCCAAATAATTTCCGGTCGCTACAAATCTTGCCGTCAGCTTTGGCTTACCACCCCTTATCTTGTGCACATTTCGAATGCACAGATCAAAAACCTCACGTGCGTTTCGCTGAACACTATCCGGAGCGGTATAGACGTCCTCTTTAACAAACCGCACAACAGATTCCTTAAACTTCAAGAAATCACCCAACTCAAAGCCTTCAGATGTTTTAGCCTGCACAAAAACAAGCTCAACATCGTGATTTTTCCTTCCCCCTTCGAAATTCCGCGCAGCCTCTTCCTCTGAAATTACAAGCTCTTCATTTATGATAACAGCCACACCATCCATACCATCATCACCAACCCCGGTGGTGACGTTGTCCAAGTCGAAAGCTGTCGCGCACTTTGTATAGAGAATAGAGAAATTGCAGAAGTACTCGAACTGTTGATCTTGGCTATACGTGCCATAGCCGTAGTTAGATGCGAAACTTCTTAAATGGGACATAACAATTCGATGCACACTAACCTCCATGTGTGTTTTGGATTCAGTTCGCCATCAAATTGACATCGTCGCAACTGGGCAGTCAACCCCGACCTTTTGTTGAACTCGCGCCAGATAGACTCTTGATCTTTTCAACCGCCCTCACCCACTCCTGCAGCCCGCTCAGTCGGCGGGCGCAGGTGTCGGCGTCTCCGGCGAGACGGGCAAGATCCGCTGCAGCCGCTGGCTGAAGCTCGGCGCGGTAGGCTCCATCATCCAGGCCGGTGGCGCCGGGGGTGGGGGGCAGTTGCTGGCAACTGGCTGCAGTGACGGGGACGTACATGCGGCGAGCACTGGCAGCCAGATCAGCACGCAGGCGGTTCTGTTGTTCCTGAGCATGGGTGAGTTCCTGGTAACGCTGTTGATCGAGCAGGGCGAGCCGTTGCTGCAGCTCGGCCTGTTGTTGCTGGGCGGCCTGCAGCTGGTCGGCAGCGGCGCGGCTGATCTCGCCCAGGGTTGAGGCGTGCAGCCTGTCGGCGTCGGCCAGCCGGGCTTCCCAGCGCCATCCGTTGACCCACCACCCCGCCACCACACCGAGTGCCAGCACGGCACCGAGCAGAATCAGCCGGCGGGCCAGGTCCCCCGGCACCACATTGAGCATCGTCATGGCCACCCCCTACCCGGCCAGCACGGCGCGGGCGCGCTGCCAGATCTGCAGGCGTTCCTGCTGGCCGTTGAGCCCGCCGTTTATGCGCTTGGTGATCTCGATGAACTGGCCGGCATCGGCCAGGGTGTTCAGCCCCTTGGACCACCAGAACCAGCCGGCCGAGGCGGTGGCCGCTTCGGGCTCCTCCAGCAGCTCGGGCGCCTGCACCAGGCGGTCGTCGCGGTACAGGGCGAGGCTGCATTTCATGTAGTTGGCCCGGCCGGTGATCTGGATCAGGCCACGCCCCATGTAGCGGCGGCCGTCGCCGTCACGCTCGGGGGTGTTGCCCAGGTCCTCGCGCACGTCGTAGCGGTCCTGCGCCGGGGTCGGCCCCCAGATCTCGCGGGTGCGGCGCAAGTGCATGGACTCATGGCCCACCTGGGCAATGAACGCGGCGAACCGCTTGGGCCGGTCGAACTGCCAGCGCTCGGCGGCGGCGTTGAGGTGCGGAACGAAAACGCCCGCAACAGTGCGGGCGTTTGGGAGGATCTGCAGCAGCTGCTGCTCGGTGATGATGGGCATGCTCAGCTCCCGGCGTAGATGATGAAGTTGGCGGCGAAGAAGGAGGGGCGGATGTCCACGGCCTCACCACTCCCGGCGCTGGTGGTGTTGCCGCTCAGCCCGGTCTGCAGCGCGGCAGCGTTGAGGTCGGCAGCGGCATGCCAGATGTTGGCAGCGGCAGCCGAACCACCCGCCGCCGCGCCGATACAGCCGCCATCAATAGGCGCAGCGGCGCCAGGCGTCAGCGTGGAAACCCGCAGACCGGCCCCATCCCCTGCCAGCCCATGGGTATGCGCCGGCATCTGGCTGGCGGACAGCGTGACGCTGTCTGCACCGCCCGTGCTGCCGAGGGCGTTGCCGGGCCCCGCCCCACGCATCACGCGGCCGGAGCTGTTCGGCAGGGCGAACGTGTTGATGCCGTCGCCCCCGTAGGCGTTGCCGATCACCTCGAACAGCTGCTGGTGCTCGGCGATGCTCAGCACCTGGCCCTGACACAGCAGCCAGCCGGCCGGCGCGGTGGCACCGGCAAAGCCCCGGATCTCGCCGACGTTGGGCATCGCTGTCAGCAGCTGCTTGATATCGGCGCCGATGGCTACCGCCAGTTGGAGGATTCCGCTGGATAGGGTCATGTGATCAGGCCTTCGCGGTGTTGTAGGCGGCAGCGAAATCGGCCTCGGGGTCACCGATGCCGATGTTCTGGCAGGCCTGCAGGCGCTGGGCCGTGGTCAGCGTCTGCGCGGCGTCGTAGCGGACTCGGTTGGAGATCTGCGTGGCGATGGTGGCCGCGAAATTCGGGTCGTTGTTCAGGGCGTCCGCCAGCTCTTTCAGCGTATCGAGCGCGGCGCCGGCACCACCCAGGATGCTGTCCTTCACGGCCTGCTTGGCCTGCTCGATGGAATCGAAAATCTTGTCCGCCGACCAGGTGACGCCGGTATCGCCGTTGCCGGCGCCGTCGTCGATCTGCACGCCGCCGGCCCCGACCAGGCCGACGACTTCGTTGATGGCCGCCACTAGGTTGCCCTTGGCGGTGGTGGACAGGCTGGTCAGGTCGCCCTGCGCGGCGCGCAGGCTTTTGACGTCGGCGCCGATGGCCTGAGCCAGGGCGATGAGGCGGGTTTCCATGGTCATTTTCTAGCCCTTTGCGAGGATGTAATAGGCGAGCGGGTCCGGCGTCAGGTCGTCGCTGACGTAGAGCCCGTCCGGTTTCAATTCGAGGCGGTTGTCGGGGGCCTGGCTGATCTGGGCGCCGTCGACGCCATTGCGGCCAGGCGGCCCCTGGCCACCGGCGGCGATGGCCACCCCGGCGACCCGGGTCGGCTCCACCACCAGGGCCACCGCTTCGGCAACGGCAACGACGACGGGGGTATCAGCAGCCATGGGCGCACCCTCCTCCGCTGTTCACCAGCACCTGGCCGGCCACCCAGCGGTTCACGGTGCCGTCGGGGTGGGTGATGGTCAGGTCCCATTCACCGCGCGCCCAGGTGATGGCGGCGGTCTGCTCGGCGGTGAGGATCAGCAGCACCTGGCCCAGTCCCTGGAGCTGCACGCCGCCGTTGCCCTGGGTCAGCAGGATGGGGGCGGCGCCCTCGCCCCGGATCTCGGCGCGGATCTCGCTGCCGGCCAGGTCCACCGGGAGGCGGTAGACCAGCAGACCGCTGGCGGCGCCGCGGCCCTGGCCGGCCAGGTCGTTGAACTCCAGGGTGTCGGGGTCCACGACGCGGGCCAGGCGGCCGGGGCTGCGCGCTTTGTCTTGGTTGAGGTCGGGCCAGTTGGGCACGCCCTCGCACCACACCAACCAGTCCCCGGGCAGGCCGTGGGCGGGCACCTGCAGGCGCACCGGGGCGGTGCCAGCCAGGGCGGTGATGGGTCGGTACTGGTAGACGGGCTGCATCAGCAGCAGGGGCTGGTTGAGGGTGGCGCCCGGGATGACGGGCAGGTCTAGGCGGGCCGGCTGCATGGCTGGCTACTCCAGGGCTAGGGGTGGAATCAGGTGTCGAACGAGCGTTCGTGCAGGACGAGCAGATGGCAGGTGCCGGCGTTGGGGTTGACGTACAGCCGGCCCCAGACGATGCCGTTGAGGTTCTCGATGATCAGGTCGGTGCCGCTGCTGGTGTACCAGCTGCCCGTGCTGCCCTCGACGGTGGGGGTGTTGCCCGGGGTGCTGATGGTGAACGGCGGCGAGCCGGTGCTGCTGCGGATGAACACGTCCACCTGGCGCGGGGCGTTGGGGATGACCAGGCTGGCGGGGCTCTCCATCTGGTTCAGGCGCATTTCCACCAGGCCGTGGTCGTCGGTGAGGGTGTAGGTGCCATCGAACGTCACGTCGAGGATCTGCTGGCCGTACCCGCCGGCACCGCCTCCCCCGCCCGCTGCGGCCAGCGCCTGGAGGGTGGCGGCGGTACAGGAGCAGATCACCCGGGCGCCGGCCAGCCAGTCCTGGGCCGGGCGGTCTTCGACACCGCGCTCGGCGAGGGTCAGCACGCCGCCGCTGGCAGCGGTGACCCGCACCACCTCATAGGCGGTGGAGCCCGGCGTGGTGTCCAGCAGGGTCAGCAGGTAGTGGTCGCCGGCGCCGAACTCCAGCCGTGCGGCCAGATCCGGGGCGACCTCCAACTGCAGGGCGTTGGAGGCCAGCGGCTGCAGCAGCTCGGCCGACCAGTTGTTGATGAATCTGAGCATGGTTTCTCCTACACCCAGCCATGGGAAATGATGTCTGCCCGGTGGCGCTCCACCTGGCCGGTAACGATGTTGAGGCTGCACCGGTTGACCGGGCGCATGTCGGTTCGGTCGAACCCGTCCTCCAGCTGGACGATGTTGGTTATCGGGACGGTGATGCTCACCGGGTCGGGGTACAGGCCCCGGGAGGTGATCAGCGGGCCGTAGCGCACCTGGTAGGGTCCGCCACCGTTCTCGATGTTGCGCTGCAGGCGGGCCAGGCACACGGTGCGGTTGGAGGCGTAGATGACGCTGTGGTCCAGCCGCCACTGTTGCCAGAGGCCGTTCTGGGCGCTGTAGCCAACGCCCACGCGGGTGAGGTTGTAGCCCCAGGGGTTGCGGCCCCAGTTGGTCTCCTTGGGCGGGTCGGTCGCGCGGTGGCGCTCCTCGCCGTTCTCCAGCACCTCGTACGAGACCTGGACCACGCTGGCCTCCACGTCCCGCCCGTCGGTGGTGAGGCGCCAGCGGTCGTGCAGGTGCTCGCGCCGCTCCAGCTGCAGGGTGTCGACGGTCTCGCCGTCCGGGCCGCGCAGCACCAGGTTGTAGCGCTGCACTTCCTCCCGCTGCCCGACCAGTTCGTAGACCGAATCGTCCTCGATGGTGGTGTCGCCGCCCACGCACTGGGACCCGTTGTTGCGGTAGGTGGAGGTGATCACCCGGGCGCCGCTGGAATTGTCGGTGATGGTGGAGGTGGCTGTGACCTCGGCCAGGGCGTCAATCCGTACCTCGGCCACGCTGCCGTCGCCCCGGAACCAGGCGGCCACCAGGGCGTTGCGCTGGCCGTAACGCGCGGTCGAGGTGCCCTCGTAACCGCTCATGTCGGCCTCGGCGGCCCCGCGCTCGTACCCGGCGGGCCGGGTGGTGACCTGGGTCTCGCAGGATGGCCAGACCGGGTTGCCGGTGGTGGTGGCAGGGTGTGCCCCGAGACGCACCACGGCCATGCCGTCATCCAGCTCGTCCACCAGGTCGCCCATGGCGCCGGTCCGGTTGTGTACTACCGTGACCGAGGCCGTGGGCGCGGCCAGGGTGCCGCCGACGTCGACCCGCAACAGGCCGAGCATGGCGAAGCCGCCGCGCCTCCAGTCGTTGGAGAAGCCCGGGTTGATGCTGAACAGGGCGCTGCGCCCGTTGGGCAGAATGTCGATCAGGTTGAGCCCCCAGCCCTCGATCTGCGGGGAGCCCTGGGTGCGCCCGGTATAGACCGGCGGTTGGCCGGTCTGCCCCACGTCCATGGCCGGCAGCTCCACCCGCACGGGGCTCGCGGCCTGCCCGATGATCGAGTGGTTGAACTCGAACACGAACGCCAGGCTGTCGCCGCTGCGCGCGGTCTGCATCCACACGCGCCCCACCTGCCCATCCAGCTGCACGGGCCATTCGTTGCTGCGGAAGGCGGTGCCGCCGTACGCCACCAGTCGGCCACGCCCAAAACGCAGCAGCGCCTTCCCCCACCAGGCCGCGCCGGCGCCGATCTCGTCCCCGGTGGGGATGCGGTCGGGAAGGCCGATGTCCCACAGGTAGGACCAGTGGCCAGGCTCGATACCGTAGGTGAGCTGGTAGTCCAGCCGGTAGCGCTCGCCGTTGCTCAGCTGCACGTAGTTCTGGGCGTTGTACGGCTCGATGACCTGGCCATGCCAACACCAGCCCCAGGTGTCCAGCCGGCGCGGTACGGGCGGCCGCACCTGGGCGGTGCGCGGGGCACTCATGGCGTGGGCTCCACCAGGTAGTGGAACTCGGTGTCGCGGCCGTTGGCGTCGCGCAGCACCACCTGCTCGATGGGCGCCTCGCGGAACGTGAACAGGCCGTCGCTGGTGGAGACCAGGCGCATCGGGTGGTAGACCCGGGCGCTGACGTCGGTTTCCTGCAGGGGGCCGGCGATGCCGGCGCCGCCGGTGGCAGGCGGCACGTAGTCGCTGCGCCCGCGCGCGGCCGGGGCTGCACCGCGCGCGGCCACGGTGCGCAGCTCCTGCCGGCGGATGGGTGGCCGCACCAGCCGGTTGAGGTCGCGCTGCACCTGCTGGCTGTCGCCTCGGCGCGCGGCCTCGTTGGCTGCTCCGCTGGCCCGCCGGGCCGCTTCGTTGGCGGCGCCCGACGCGCGGCGGGCGGCCTCGTTCGCCGCTCCACTGTTGCGGCGGTCGCTCTCATTGCTCATCTCACAGCTCCAATAGGTCGTTGGGGATGCCCACCCGCAGCAGGGTTTCCGTGCTGCGGGTCAGTTCGTCGCGGTACAGCTCGGGGATCTCCCGGGCCGTGAGGGTGAATCGCCGCGGGAACTGCTCGGCGGTCAGGTCGTCGGTGGTGGAGTAGTTGCCGGCGAACCCGTCCAGGTCGTCGTCGTAGGGCTCCACGGGCCCGCCACCGGTTGGGCCGGAGGCGTTCGGCGGGTGGTTGAGCCGGCCGCCGATCTGGGTCGGCAGGCGCCCCGCATCCGGCGGGCCGGGGGTGCTGCTCAGGGGTGGCACGCTGGTGTCGGGCCGGCCCGGCACCACCAGCACGTCGCTGTCGCCGCCGCCGCGCATGACGGCGATGCTCAGGGTGGTGATGGCCTCGCCGCTGTCCATGTCGAGGCGGTGTTGCACGCGCCGGCATTTGCCCCGCGCCCGGGTGTACTGGTCATCCAGCTCCAGGGTGTGCACCAGGTCTACGTCCAGGGCGAGGCTGGTGGGTACGTCCCAGCTGACGGTGGTCTGCCGGTGGGCGCTGATCAGCTCGACCGCCGCCCGCCGTATGCCCACCCGCAGGCCGTCCACGCGGCGCGCCTCATCGATCACGTCCACCTGGCCGCCGTTGGGGGTCCACGCCCAGCCGCCGCTCGGCACGCCCACAGGGAGGCTGGGCGGGCCGGTGAGGTCGGACTGGGCGACGGAGGTCAGGGAGTTCTCCCAGTCGCTGACGCGCTCGTCCTCCACCTCGAACGACAGGCTGTCGCGGCTCACCACGCGGGTGGCCTCCACCAGCCCGGCGGCGGTGGCCAGGGTGATGCGGTAGGTCTCGGTCACGGTCTGGGTCCAGCGCCGCCCGCCGGTGACGTCGGCGGCGAGCAGCAGCTGCTCGGCGGTGTTGGTGTTGATCCACGGCACGCCGTCGCCGCAGGGGTTGCCGCTGCTGGCCGGCAACAGCTGGTAGCGCGGGGTGCCGATCAGCACCTGCCCGCTGCCCTCGATGGCGCTCTCCACCATCTCGACGCTGGGCGTCTCGGTGCTCCAGGTCCGCCACTGGCAAAAGCCCTGGATTTCGGTCAAGCCGTGCTCGCCCACATGCTGCCAGCTGTAGTTCTCGTTCAGCTGCCACAGCCGCTGGTAGCGGTAGTTCACCTCCAGCTCGGCGCGGTTGGTGGCCTCGCGCAGCTGGGCCAGCGCCACGGAGATGGATTGGAACACCGCCGTGCCGTCGCCGAACACGAAGGCCGGGGCGGCGGCGTACCAACTGGTGACGCGCAACTCGCCCTGGGCGGAGCAGTCCAGGCTGGCGGTGAGGGTGCTCATGCGCTCCTGGGCATAGTCCCAGCGGCTGCGCCCGGCCACCGGTTCGAACACGTCGGCGCTCCAGAAGCCGGGGGTCAGCGCCTCGACCTGGGCGAGGGTCAGCGCCTCCACACGCTGCTGCAGGCGGTCGGTGCAGCTGATCGACATGATGCGGTTGGTGGGCGACCAGGAGGGCTCAGCCACGGCGCCGGTGAAGAGGCGCGCGGTCACGGTCTGCCCGTCCACCTCGGCCACGTAGTCGATGGTGACCACCTGATCGGCCTGATCAGTCGGCACCTCGCTGCCCGGCTCGAAGAAGAGGTCGAACTGGGCGATGCCGGCGGCACCCTCCTCCCGGTCCACGTCCACCACCCCGGCGATGCGCTCGGTGAGGTCCGCGCCGCCCACGGTGACCACGGGGCGCCAGCGCGTGGCGTAGCCGGCCGTGAGGTACACAGGCGGCGCCTTGCCCTCCTCCGCCAGGCCGTTGATCGGCGTGCTGTTGAGTGGGTACTGGTTGAGCATCACACCTCCCTCGCGGTGAACTGCCAATCGAACTGGCCGCCGCCGGCGGTGCCGGTGATGGCCTCCTCCGGCGGGCTGCAGAACACCAGGTAGCGGGGCAGCCAGTGAACGCGGTACGCCGTTGCGCCGGGCAGTGGGTCCAGGGTGGCCACACGGCCTGCCAGCGAAACACCGGTGCGCTCCCAGTCACGGCCCACCAGGGCGAGGCCAATCGGCGGGAAGTCCGGCCGCACGTCGCTGGTGAGGGTGAAGACCCGGTCCGCCGCCGTGCGCCCCGCCATCGACTTGGGGTCCGCCAGCCACAGCTCCTGCGGCTGACTGAAGTCCACGGCGGCGAAGCCCGGGCCCATCCAGCCGGAGCCGCTGAGGCGGATGCTCTCCTTGCTCCAGTGGGTCATCCGGTACAGCTTGCCGCCAGAGAGGCGGACATCCGTCCATCCCCCCTCGGTGCTGTAGCCGGTGTCTGCCCGGCCAGATGCGCTCGCAATCGGGATTCCGGCCAGCATCACTGCAGGTCGACTCATGAGGTGCTCCAGAAAATGAAAACCCCGCACGGGGCGGGGTTAGGGTCTGCCGAACTTCATCGCCGTCCGGCGCAACTGCTCCGCCATGGACGGCTCGGCATAGGTGCGGATCGGCGGCGCACCGCCCACGCTGATTTCCAGCAGGCCGAGGTTGGGGAAGCTGGCGGCCGGTGGGCTCATGCCGCTGACCTGTGGGATAGGTCTTACGGTGTAATCGCCAACCAGCCCGCCGACGTCGTAGCCGCGCCAGGTCTTGCGCACCTGCTCAAGCACCCTCGAAACGCCGTGTGTCCGCATCGCCGACAGAACGCTGATCGCGCCTGGCTCTCTCACAACCGGTTGCGGCATCACGTACTCGCCTCGGTGCACTATGCCGGCCGGCTCAAGCCGCCCCCCGAACCCGGTAAAGCCTCCTGCAGAGAAGCCCTGATTGGGGAACTGTGTGAAGGAAGAACCGTCCTTGTAGAAGGGTTGGCTTGGGTTGGCGACTCCGTCGGGCATCGAGACGATTGGCGTGATGGTAATGACCAGGCTGTTTCTCAAGGTCTCCGCAAGGGCTTGGACGGCTGCCTTCGCCTGTTCGACCGCAGCATCGTCCATGACTGGCTTGACCGGAACCTTGGCCACCTTCTCGGTAGCCGCCTTGCCGGCGGCATCGATAGCGGCATAGGCCTCCTCAGCGATACGCTGGGCAGCCTTTGCCTGGCCAGCCAGAGCCAGCGTGTTTCGGTCGCCGCTCTTCTGCAGTTCCTCAAGCACTTCGGTGGCCTGATCGGCGTACTTCAGAGCCTGGAGGTAATCCTTGTTCTGCAGAGACTGGCGAGCCTTGGCGGTAAGCCCGCCGGCCTGGCTGAATGAGGTGGCTTGCGCCAGCCCTTTCTCACCGATGATGTTCTTGGTCCGGTCGTTGATGTCCTTCATCAGGGCATCGCGTTCCTTCACCGCCTTCTTAAGCGCAGCCTTTTCCTTGTCGGTCAGGCTAATTCGCTGCTTGGTCCCGGCGGCAGCGTCAGCGGTCATCTTCTCTTGTGAAGCTGCAGTAGCGTCGGCCAGCTCCTTCTGTGCCTGGGCGGCTCCAGCATTGGCTTCCTTCGTCTTGTCGGCGTTCTGCCCAGCCATCTCCCACAGCTCGAAGTAGCCATCCTTGATGGCCTTTACTTCGTCCTGAGTTTTCTTGCGGATTGCCTCCTGCCTAACACTGAAGCTCTCGATTGCCCCAGGCTTCTCGCCAAATCGGCTCTGGCCCTTCTCTCTATTGCCGCCCTTGTTGTCGAGCGTGGCCGGCTTGCCCGTCACGCTGTCAGCAGCAGCACGCAGCGCGCTGGCTGCGCTCTCGCCGAAGGTGGGGATCTTGGCGATCAGGGTGGCCAGGTCCTTGACGAAGTTCGCGAACCTGAGCCGCATGTAGTCCAGGGGGTTGGACAGCGCGAACTTCAGCCCCTCGAACGACTCTTCGGCATAGCCCCTGATCAGCACGAACCCGGCGTGGAGTTGGGATGCGAGCGCGATACCGAGGCGCTCGATCCACAGCACTTCCTTGCGCAGATAGGTGCCGATTTCCCATCCCGCAAACGCAGCGCCCACCACACCTAGAGCCCAGGTAAGGCCGCGCGCGGCAGTCTGGATACCGGCCAAGGCCCGGGTAGCGATGGTGGCGCTCCCCTGAGCCTCAGCACCAATACGGCGGAAGCTCTGGGTAGCAATTGATACCAGGCCCTCCCCCATCACCTTCGTTGCGACTTTGTTAACCGCCGTGAACGCCCCGCCGATCTCCGTGAAAATCAGCCGCCCAAGGAAACGCACCCCTTTCAGCAGCAACCCACCACCGAGGAGATACGCCAACCCCATCAGCACTGACTGGCCGGTATCGCCCGTACTCTTGAGCCACTTCGCCAGGTCCGCAACCTGCCGCGAAATCTTCGTGATCACTGGCAGCGCGGCCTCGCCAAGCTGTGCGAAGGCATTGTTCAGGCCCGTGGTGGCTTTCCTGACCTCTACTGCGGCGCCTGAGTTGAACCGCTCGAATTCGCGCTGAACACTGCCCGCGTACTTCGTTTCGTCTGCAACCTCACTCAGTTGCTTGCGGTACTCGGCCAACGAGCCGGAGAGCAAGCTGATGTCGTCGGCGTACTCCTGTCCGAAAAGCACGGTGATGGCTTCGGCCTGGCCACGGGTGTCCAGCTTGCCCAGCTGCGCCAGGAAGTTGTCCAGAGCAGCCTGAGCATCCACATCCATGCTGCGGGTGAACGCATCCACATCGCCCACCAGGTTCTGCAGCTCGGTCTTGAACTCGTCCGACTGAACGCCGGCGGTCTGCAGCTTGTTGAGCAGCGCGTTGATGCCGGTTGCAGCCACTTCGGGCGATTTGCCCAGGGAGATGAAGGTAGAGGCCAACGCAGCGATCTGGGTGTTGGCCAAGCCGAACTGCTTGCCGATACCGCCAACCCGACCGAGCACGTCAAGGATCTGCGCCTCGCTGGCCTTGCTGTTGTTGGCCAGCTGGTTGACCGCGTCCAACAGCGTGCCGGTCTTATCAATGGGAATGCCGAGCACCGTCGACAGCGTCGAAATCGCTTCGGTGGCCTGGGCGCTGCTCATGTCGAAGGCCACGCCAACCTGCGTGGCCTGCTTCACGAACGCCGCCACCTTGTCGCCTGCAATGCCGAACTGCCCCGCCAGCGCCGCAGCCTCGGCAAGCTCCGGCACCATGATCCCTGTCTCTTCAGACAGCGCCTCCAGTTGCGTACGGAGGTCTACGATGCCTTGCGGAGAAGAGAAATCGACGCGAGCCTCCACCTTCTTCAGCGCCGTCTCAAGCCGCACCGCCGGATCGACGGCGGCCTTGATTGCATAGCCAACCGTCGCCGCTTCCGCTGCCAGGCCAAGCCCTTCCCCGCGCACGGCGGTGCGCCGGGAAGCAAAGTCGTCCGCGCGAGCCTGCGCTTTCTGCATCCGCTGCAACCGCGCGGATTCGCCGGCGAGCCGCTCTTGCTCCTTGGCCAGGTTGCGAACATCGATCCCAGCAGCCTGCAACTCCCTGCGGTAGTTGTTGACCTGGGTGGTCTGCGCCGCCATGGAGCGCTTGCTACGCTCCAATGCACGCTGCGCCTGAGCCAGCGCCAAGTCCAGCGCTTTGACCGGCTGGCCGGCCCGGGTTACCGCGCGATTCAGGTCCTCGACGCGCTTCTTGTTCGCGAAGAACTCAGCGCTTGCCGCCTTGGCGGACTCCTTGGCCTTGTTGAAGCCGTCGATCAGTTGGCCCTTCTTCGAAGTCGCCTCGATTTCCTGCCCCAGCTGCCCCAGGCTTTTGGTTGCATCCTTGATGCTGTTTCGCAACGCGGCAGACACGGCCCCGCCGATGACGATGCCAATCGACATGTCACTGCTCATGGGAAGTCCTCTATAGCGATTTCATGAAGGCCTTGAAGTCCTCTTCAATCGCACCGGCTGCGCGGGCAATGCAAAGGTTCAGGCGGTCATCAGAACTGCGGATGTGGTTGAGGGCACGCAGGTAGCCGCGCAGCTGCGGCAGGGACATCTCCAGGATGGAGGCCCGGGTATGCCCGTTCTGGATCAGGAGCTGCGCCGTCTCGAAGAAATCGCCACGGCCAGCTCGACCAGGCTCGCCCGCAGTTGCGGCTGCAGGCGCAGGAAGAAAAAATCGAGGTTCAGCTCCACAGCAGCAGCCAACAGGCCCAGAAGGTCGTCCAGCTCCAGGGTGTCGATCTCATCGGGGGTACGCCGGGTGATCTCGGCGAGTAGTTCCAGCAAGAGCGGGCGGTGCTCCTCCAGGATCTGCATGACGTCGATGCCTGCCAGCGCCTGATCGAACAGCCCACCCAGGTCGGTACCTTCGCTTTGCGCTGCTGCCAACGCCTGGGCCAGGTGCTCGAACTCCTTGCGTAGCGGGGCCAGGCAGCGGTTGATTGTTGGTACCTGCCGTAGCTGGATCAGATGCACCTCGTACCCCGGCGCCCGCAGAGGAATCGGCACAGCCGCCCCGATGAACTGCGACAGACTCTGGTCAACGTCTTGCTTCACTTTCTGTTCTCCATAAAAAAACCCGCCGAAGCGGGTTTTGTCTGTTCATAGGCCTAGCTGCCGGCGAGTTCGCTCGTCGACCTGGCAGGCTGGGTCACACTGGACGCTGCCGAGGCGCCCATTGCTGAACACCAGCTGGACCAGCTCACCTTTGAATCCGACTCGGTAGAAGAGCGACTGAGTGCCGTCATCGTGGAGCGCACCAACGCTTTCGGGGCTCAACCAAACGGCATGCTGCCGAAGGTCGTCGAAACTCATGCCCAAGAATATGCCGCTGAAGGCCGCTCTCTTTCTGTACTCAGCGCTCTTGATGTCACGCCACTGAGCATCCGTGACTGTCGAGGGTCGAGACTCGGCCGGCGCAGCAACGAACGCCTCTACGGCCGCGCTGCGGGTCGATGCCCTCTCACTCAGCTCTTCAAGGCTTGTCGGCCCTCCAAGCAGAATCCAAGAGAAAGCCAGCACGATGCACACCAAAGCGCCATATGAAACGGCTGGTGGCAGGTAGTTTGCGGGTCTTTCGTTGGCCATGACTTCCCTCCCTAGAAAGGGGGGGGAATGTAGCAGAGCGACAGTGCCGAAACCCAGCGCTTGGCCGGGCCGGCACTAGGGGCGCTCCTACGCCGCCAACTCCTTCTTGATTCGGAAGTACTTCGAGACGCCCGCACCCACCTTGGTGTCGTCGCGCAGCACCTTGGCCGTGGCCTCGAAGCCACCGAAGTCTTCGGTGTTGATCCAGTCCATGGTGGTGGCCAGGTTGAGGCGGCACCGGAAGAAGCGGGCCTCGACTCGCTTCTGGGTGCCGGCGGCGTTCTCGCCCTCGAAGAGAAACTCGAAGGTCTTCCCGCTGTTGGTTAGCGCCTCGATCACGTCAACGGCGGCCGAGCTGTAATCCACCGATACCTTGTACGGGGTGCCGCTGGGCGAGGCCTTGATAGCGGCCTCCAAGGCACCACCTGCAACCACCTCGATCCCGGAGCCGGTCATGTTCCAGTCGTCGAACTCATTGAAGTCGACGTCACCGGCCTCGTTACTTACACCCGCGATGGTGAGGGGCATTTTGTCCAGGGCGATGGTTCCATCGACGGCGGCGACGTGCTTCTCGCCGGTGACGGTGGAGGCGGCCACGCTGGTGGCACTACCCCACACCAGGGCAGCCAGCACCCAGGTGTAGATCTCGCGGAAGTTGATGGACAGGCCCACGGAGGTGACGCGGTCCAGGCTGTCGTACTCGCCGCCCTGGGGGGTGGTGGTATCGGGCAAGGAAAGGCTGTTGGTCTCGGTGGTGTGCTGGATGGTGCTCACCAAACCTACCTTCTGGAAGGGCAGACCGCTGCCCGCTTCGCGCATCTTCAGGTGGCCGCCAATGACCACTGTCTCTTTTCTGGTTGTCATGGCTTATTCCTTGGTGATGGCCGGAGTGGCCTGATTGCTGAGGACCACTGCGCCGATCTTCCCGGACTGCTCCAGGAACAGCTTCTGGCGCTTCGTGACCTTGATCTTGTCGCCGGCCTTGTGGTCGACGCCGTTGTGGCGGTGTTCGCTGGCGAGCTCGACCTCGACCAGCTGCACGGTTTTCGCGTTGCTCATCGGCGGATTTTCTCTTGGATGATGGTGGTGACATGGACGGGAACGAGTACCCCGGCATGGCGCTGGCCCTCCCCAGGCGGGAAGGTCTCGGTAGCCCCGAGCGATAAAGCGGTGACCCCTTTCGGGAAGCCCTCCGGGACCCCGGCGATGCGCGGCATGAGGGCCTGACAGATGTCCAGCTCCATGGCCTCGAGCGCGTCTTCGTAGTCGAGGAGGTCAGCCTTGACCAGGCCAATGACGAAGAAGCCGCAGTGCATCCTGATTGCGCCCGGGCCCGCCTCTGGCGGCCTGTTCTTCGCCCGCTGAATCAGGGCGAACTGGTCCGGCAGGTCCTTTTCGTTCAGCACCTCGTTCAGCCACCCGGTCAGGACCTGGTAGCCGATGTCGGTTCGGAAGCCCTCGGCTGTTGTGATGCCCTGGACGCGGGCCACGAGCGCCCGCCGCACCTCGGTCAGTACGTTGCTCATTCGACCTCCGTGCAGACTGCGGTGGCGATGTGGCCGTCGTCGTCCAGCAGGTCATCGACTTGGAACATCGCGCCATCCAGGCAGAACAGACCGCCCCGCTTGACGCGGGGCAGGCAGCACTTCTGCCAGGTGACGCCGACCGCGCCGGTGACGATGATGCCCTCGGGCCCCTGGTGAGACAGGTTGCGATCTACGATCAGTCGCAACCCACCTACGCGCAGGCCGTAGCGGGTGTCCTGGTACTCCCCGATGCCATCGCACAGGGAGCCCATGATCATGTCGTCCGCGCGGCCCATGGCGGCCGCGAACGTCATGGCTTGCGGGTCAGCTTGATGTTGGCGCGGGGCCGGGTGCAGATGTGCAGCGGGTTGGACTGCGCTTCGCCCTTCACGCCCTTGCCGAAGGCCATCGGTTCCAGCTTGGCGTAGTACGGCAGGCCGGGGGTGTTGACCGTCTCCATGTAGTTGGCCGGCGCGAAGATGGTCTTGAACAGGTCCGGGGCGTTGTCGGGCACCACGTAGGCATCGTCATCCCCCACGAACGGGGCGCCCGCCAGCTTGCCGCGATAGCGGATCCACAGCACGCCGCCAAACTCGAACGCCTCGCGGCGATCCCCGCGCAACTGGGCCGCTGCCTCGCTGGCCAGGTAGGTCTCGCGCACCGAGTCGGCGCCGATGAGGGCCTTCCAGAAGTTGCGCCCTGCCCAGCCGATCTGCCCGCTGTAGGGCGTGGTGCCCATGGCGTCCTCCTGCGCGTCGAGCACGTCGACCAACTGGGCGCTGACGTCGTCAGCGAAGTTGATTTCGACGCTGTGCTGCTCGATACCAAAGCGCTGGTAGAGGTCCAGCAGCGTCGAGCCGTCCTTGTTGAGGATGAGGCCCTTGATGGCCCCGACCCGCTGGAATTCGTGGGTCAGGTCCAGCTGCAGGCGGGTCTTCTCCAGGCGCTGGTTGACGAAGTCCTGGGCCACTTCCAGCTCGGTGCGCGAGCCGAAGGCGCGAATGCCCTGGATCTCATCCGCGTAGATGGTGAATTCCTGCGGTAGGTGCACGCAGTTGAAGGGGATCAGCTCGCGACCGGCCTTGAGCACCGCCTGGCCCGGGGCACCGCGCGGCACCGCATCGACCAGCTCCAGGGTGTCGCCGTCCTTCTCGATCTGCTGGGTGACGGTGCTGCTGGGGGTCTCGCTGAACAGGCCAGCGGCGGCGATCTGCCCCGGGACGACGTGGTCGGCGTTGATGGCCACGGCCAGGTTGGGGACCGAAAACGCCTCGTCTTCGAAAATGGAAATCTCAGCCATCATGGGCTCCTTGAAATGACGAGCCCCGCATCAGCGGGGCTCAGGGTGTCAGGTTGGGGTGAGGGGTCAGGGTCGGATGACGATGCCCAGGCCAGCGAAGTCGGTGCGTGCGGGGGCGTCCAGGCCGATCAGGGCGCGCTCGACCACCTCGGCGTCACGGACGATGGCCACGGCCTTCACGTCGGTGTCGGTGGCATCCACCGGGGCGAACAGGATGCCGCCTGCGGTGCGCCGGCCGTCGTCTGTGCCGGTGTCGCTGTAGGGGCCCCACTCGCCCTGCCCGGCCTTCACGGTGAAGGTGAAGCCGTCGCCCTTGGCGAAGTCGGTGGCACCGTCGCCCAGGGTGAAGCTGAGCCCGCCGACGCTGAAGGCGGTTCCCACCTTGCCCTTGCCCAGCACATCGCCACCCGGGGTGCGTACTTCGAACTCGCCGCCGTTGGCGACTGCCTTGGTGATGCTGAGGGTGTAGACCCCGGTCAGGGCCTCGCTGGTGACAGCGGCACCGGAGACAACGCCGTTGCCGGTGTTGCCGGCATTGGCGGCGCTGCTGATGGTGTTGCCGCTGGTGATGCGGCCGATCACGGTGCCGGCATCGAGGATGCCGGAGCCGGCGGTGATGATGATCATCTCGCGGCTGCGGGTTCCGTTGGCCTCCGAGAGGAGGAATGCGCCCGCGTGGGGGCGCTCTTTGCGGATGTTCATTTACGGGCTCCTTTGGCCGGCTGGCGGCGGTTCTGGTAGATGGCAATCGGGTCGAGCGCCGGGCGCTCGGGTTTGTCCTGCAGGGTCTCCAGCGGCGGCTGATTGCTCAGCTCGACCGTGTTGCTACGGGCGGCGACCTTGTCGTACAGCAGCGCCTTGGCGGCGGTCTCGTCGGCGCCGCTGGCCAGCAGGCCACCCAGCTCGCCGGGCAGCTTGGCCATGTCACAGAGCGCCTTGAGCGCCTTGCCTCGGTCGATCACTGCGCGGATCTCCGCTTCGCCCTTCAGGCCCCAAGCCTTGAGCAGCTGCGCGGAATGGTCCTGCAGGCCGGCCTCCTTGCAGGCGGCCAGCAGTTGGCTGGTGAGTGCCACCACCTCCTCGGCGTTGGGCGCCGGCTCGTTCTCCGGCGCCGGCTCGTTCTCCGGCGCCGGGTCTGCGGGCGGATCGGCCGGGGGATCGGCGGGCGGGTCCGAGGCCAGCAGGGCGCGGGCCGATTCGGGCAGGTTGCGGAACCGGTTGAGGATCTTGCCGCGCTCGCTGTTGCTCACCAGCGGCTGGGAGTCCTGCAGCACTTCGTCCACGAAGCCGGCGGCCTTGGCCTCCTCGGCGGTCATGTAAGTTTCTTCAGTGATGAGGCGGCGCAGCTCGGTCTCGTCGAGGGTGAGCGGGCGGTGCTGGTAGCTGGCGACGATGGCGTCGGTGGCCTTGTCCATCATGTCGGCCATGCGCCGCAGGTCGTCGCTGTCGCCGGCCATCCAGGTCCAGGGGTTGTGGATCATCCACAGGGCGTTATCGGCCATCTCGACGCGGTGGGCGCCACTGGCGGCCACGCTGCCGGCGCTGAAGCAGGCCCCGACCACGCGCGCGGTGCAGCGCTCGCCCAGGCTGGCCAGCAGGTTGTGCATGGCGATGCCGTCGAAGCAATCGCCGCCGATGGTGTCGAAGTACACCACCACCGGCGACACGCCGTCGTCGGCGGCCTTGAGCGAGGCGACGAAGTCCCCGGAGCTGAGGCCCCAGGTGCCGATCTCGCCGAAGACATAGGCCTCGATGACACGCTGGGTTCCCTCGCCCTGGGCCTTGATGCTGTACCAGTGCTGGTCCTGCACCTGGGCCTGGCCGGCTCGGTTCAGTACCCGGGGTCGGGCCAGGGTGCCCAGCCCCAGGCTGGCCAGCAGCAGGGCCACGGCCAGCCGGTAGCTCAGTTTGGTGTTCATGTCGTTACCTCTTTGCGGTTCGCCGCCGGGGCGACGGGGTCGGATGTGTATTGCAGGCCGAGCCGGGCGGCGCGCTGCTGGTCCTGGGCGTTCTCGTCGTCCACCTGCTCGGCGTCCATGCCGGTGCGCAGCACGTGCTCGGTGCGGCTGGCGAGGCCGCCCTTGATCTCCAGGATCTTGCCCTGGGGGTCCTGGACGGGGTGGATGTAGGCCCAGCCCTGGGGCACCCAGCGGGTGCGCTGGTACTCGCGGCGGCGCCGGGTGTAGTCCGGCAGGTCGATGGCGCCGCTCAGCACGGCGGTGTCGAGCCAGGCCTGGCGCACCGGGCGGCAGAGCTGGAAGACGTAGACCGCGTGCTGCAGCTGCTCGATGCGGCGGCGGAACTCGTTGATCAGCACCCGCAGGACGCGGTCGCTGATGTCGCCCATGTCGCCGGTCAGCAGTTCGTAGGGCAGGTCGACGCCGACAGCAGCGGCCTGCAGCTGCTGCCGCATGAACTCGACATAGGAATTGCCAGCGTCCGGGGGATCGGAAAAGATGACTTCCTCCCCCTCCTCCAGCTCCTGCATGGTCCCGGGCTCCAGGGCCACCATGGAGGCGCCGTCACGGTCCGCCACGGGAGGCTGCCCTGAGAGCGGATCGAGGTTGAGCCGGGTCTCGTTGACCGGCCGCTTGATGAAGCCCGCGAACAGGTTGGCCACCTCCTGCCGGAACAGCACCGCATCGTCGTAGTTGTCCAGGGACTTGAGCCGCAGCAGCACCGGCGCGAGCCGGGGGATGCCACGCAGTTGGCCGGCCTCCAGCGGCTCGAAGATGTGCAGCACCTCGCTGGCCGGCACCCGGTAGAGTTCGTTGTATCCCTGGCTGGCGGCGGTGTCGCCGGGGTGGTAGCGGTACATGAGGTACGCCACCCGCTGCCCTCGGCGGTCGAACTCGATGCCCGCGCGCACCAGGTTCCCGCTCTTGGTGCGGAAGTTCTTGTTCGCGGGAACGAACTCGGAGGGCAGCAGTTGCAGCTGCAGCGGTACCGCGTAGCCGTCGTCCGCGCGGCGGTTGCGCAGCCGCACGAAGCACTCGCCGCTCTCCTCGACCATCCGCGCGACGAGCGCCTGCTGGCCGTAGAAGTCGGTGAGGTTGTCGGCGTCGGACTCGTCGGTCCAGTCGTCCCACAGTTCCTGCAGCGCGGCGCGGATGGCCGGGTCCTTGATCTTGGCGCGCGGCACGATGCCGGTACCGATCAGGCTACTGACCCGCTTGGAGATGGCGCTGAAAGCGTAGGGGTCGTTCTTGACCGCCGCGCGGCTGCGCTTGCGCAGGGTCGGCAAGGCGGCGGTGGCGAGGGCGTTGAGTGAGGCGTCCGGCGCGTCCCAGCTGGCTGCGCGCCGGCCGGTGCCGGCAGACTCGTAGCTGGCCCGCACGCGCTTGGCGGCCTGGCGCGGGCGACTCATAGGACCCCCTTGCCGCCATGGCTCAGACGGATCTGTTTCGGGCTGCGCCGGGCAGCGTTCCTCTCCAGGCCGACCTGTTCGACGCATTGCAATTCCAGTTGCCTCAGTGCGCCCAGGTCAGCCCTTTCCAGGGTCCGGTCCCCTTTGCGGACGCTCTGCCCGTATTTGAGGATGTCGGAGATCGACTCCCGCACTTCTGCAAGCCGTTGTTCGGCTGGAGACATGGTCACCTCCGTTTCAGGTAGCTGCTCCGGGTGAAGCGGCGCCCCAGTGGGTTGGGTTGTTTCGGTGCAGCCGCTGCGGGCGCGGCGCTTTCGCGCTGCGGTTCCGGGGCGGCCGGGTTGCTGAGCTGAGGCACCGGGTCTGCGAACAGGCTGGCCTGGGACACCGCCTGGCGGAGCCGGGCCCAGTCGTTGACGCTGTAGCGGTTCATGCCCAGGTAATGGGCCATGGCCAGGTTGTAGGTGAGCAGGTCGAGCCCTTCGTTGCGGGCCGACTTGGGCTTCACATACTCAGTGCGCTTGTGGCCCTTCACGTAGCGGGTGATCTTCCGTTCGGCCACGATCTGGTCGTAAAAGTCGTCCGCCAGGTCCTTGGAGAAGTGCAGCGCGCCGGGCCCTTCGGCCAGTGGATAGCGGTTGTAGATCCAGTCCTTGGCGGTGTCGGTGCCGATCATCCACAGCTCGACGCCACCCTTTTCCGTTTTGCCCTGCCAGGTGTAGTCCACCTTCGAAGGCCGCTGCGCGATCACGGGCCGGCCGGGCTTGCTGTGGCCACGGATGGCCAGGACGTTGCGCCAGCGCCGCAGGCGGGCGAACTGGTAGACCTCGTCCGTGTGGTGGCCGCCGGAGTCGATGGCGGTGGCGACGATGGCCAGCTCGACGCCCGAGGCGTGCCGATAGCGGCGCTTCAGCTGCTCGTCGAGCAGGTCCCAGGTGCGCAGGTCGGAGGGGTTGCCCATCAGCACCTGGTGATCCACCACCCAGCGTTCCATGCCTTCGCCCCAGCCGATCACCAGCAACTCCAGGCGGTCGCCCTGGGTGTCCACGGCGGCAGTGAGGATGACGGCACCATTGGGCACCTGGCCCAGGGGATAGTCTTCGGCCCGCGCCTTCAGTTCGCTGGCGTTGGTCATTTCCTGGGAGGCATCCCAGACCCGTGCCAGGCGGGTGTTGTAGAACACCTGCATGGGCTCCAGGTCGCCACGCTCCTCGGCGCGCTTGGCCTTGACGTACTGCTTGGCCAGGCCGGCCCAGCTGACCCAGCCGAGGGGCGCATACAGGGCGTTGAGGTAGAAGCCGACCGTCTCGCCATCCCCCGTGCCGTGGGCGCGCCATTCGCCGTTGGCGAGCATCCAGGCTTTGCTCGACTCCTCGATCTGCGCGTGGCATTCCTCGTTGGCGCAGAGGTAGTCGACTCGGGCGAAGTCGTCGCTGTACTTCAGGTTCTCCCACTCCAGCACCTGCATGTGCCGGCAGTGCGGACAGGGCACGTAGTAGTGCCGCTGGTCGCTCTGCTCGAACAGGTCGGCAATCTTCGACACGCCCTTGATGGTGGGCGAGCTGGAGTAATAGAACTTGGCCCGGCGGCCGAAGGTGGAGCCGCGCGCCTCGGCCAGTTCGATTGGGTCGCCCTCGCCGTTGATGTCGATCTCCCAGCGGTCGATCTCGTCGCCGTAGATGTAGCGCGCCGCCAGCTCCGCGAGGTTGGAGGCGGAGCCGGCCGTGGTGCAGTAAAGCGTGCCGCCTTCGAATTCCTTGGTGTCGATGGTGTTGCGGGCGTCCCGGGAGCGAGCCTTGGCGACCCGTGCCCGCAGTTGGGGAACGGCGTCGATGTTCTTGCCGATCCGCGAGGAAACCCGCTTGGCCAGGCCGAGGCTGGGCAACAGCGCGAGGATGTTGGCCGGCGCCCGGTGGATGCAGGCGCCGATCCAGTTCAGGCCGATCTGGGTCTTCATCAGCTGCGAGGCCACCATGGTGACGACGCGCTTGGCGGGGTGCGCCGGGGACAGGCACTGCATCGGTTCCCGGGCGTAGGGCGTGCGCTCGGTGTGGTACTTGCCGGGCTCTGCCGCGCCGGCCTCGCGGGGGATGCGCTGGAACTCGTCGGCCCACTGATCGACCCACAGGTCTGGGTCGGGAGTCAGGCCCCTGACGTATGCCGCCCGGTACGCGGCGGCACCGTCGGCATAGTGGTGGTGCATGGCTATGCGGCCTCCTCGGCCTCACTGGCGGCAGGTGGTTGGATCTGGCTGGCGGCGTCGACCAGGGCGGCACGGATCAGCGCCGTCAGCCGCTGCTCCATCTCCCAGGGATCGGTGATCGCCACCAGCTCACCGGCGACCTTGGTGGGCAGGCCCATCAGCAGGTCGCGCAGGGTGCGGGCTACGTCGAACGCGGTGCGGTCGACCACCTCGCGCTCCATCAGCTCGCCGCGCCCCTTGCGGAACTCGTCTTCGGCCAGCAGCGCCAGGTAGTGCTCGCGGTGTGCGCGAGCCTTCTGGAAGTTCGCGCTGCCACCGCCAGGCTGTGGCGGCAGGGAAGCCGGGGCGGCGGGGGTGACGTGGGCGTGCACGTCCTTGTCGGCACGGTCGCGCTGGTGACGCTCGGCCACTGCGGCCTTGCTCGGGTCGCTGGACTCGGCCAGCAGCTGCTCGGTGGCGGCGACATCGATCTTTCCGCCTTCGACCAGGACCAGGCGGCCCTGGGCTTTCAGCTTGGAGACGTAGGCGCGGGACCAGCCACGACGCGCCGCGTACTCCGATTGGGTTAGAAACTCCATGGCATGGCCCCTGTTAACCGGGCAGGCCTTGGCGAGTTAACCGGTTAACCCCTGTTAACTAACCTTCAGACCCTGCCACTAACTCAGAAACGGGGCTCGAATTACCCCTGACGCGTGCCCCCTATCAGGGGCCCCGGGTCACTGCTTTCGCCGGGTGCGGAGCGCCTCGGCCATCGCGCGGCGGAACTGCTCGGGCAGCTCGGCCTGGGCGACCTGCTCAGCGATCCCGAAGAAGTCGAGCGCAGAGCGGTAGGTGGGTGTCTTATTCACGAAGGCCAGCACGATACGCAGACCGGTACGCGCGCGACTGGTCCGCTCTGCAACCGCGAAGGGTCCGCGCTTCTTGTCGTGCATGACGAAGAAACGATTGTTCCTCTTCGCCCTGCTGCGCCTGCTGTTCGTGGCGTTCGCCCTGTAGCCTTCTTCCGTGTTAAGGCCCGCACCGCTGCGGACCTTGCTGAGCAAACCGCGCGGGAGGTTCCCGTACTGGTCCAGCTCCGCGCCGCGCCCTGGGAGAACGTACTGCCCATTCTTCAGAACGCCGCGCCGCCGCAACATCGAGTCGATGCCTTTGTGGCTCCGTGGCCCGCCGTAGATCTCGGGCGTGAGCCAGGTTGAAGCGGCCCGGCCCTTCCCCCATACGCCGCCTCGACCAACAGGTACACCGCGCCCACCAAGCTCGCGCCCGTCCTTGATCCAGACGCGCGCCGTGAGCTTCTGCTTGGTCGCGGGCTCAAGAAACAGGCTATTCAGCGTCGCGGGTGTAGGCCGGTCGAACACGGCCGACATCTCGGCCCGGATGTCTTGGGCCACTACCTGCGCGGTTCGGGTCAGGGCCAGAGCCAAAGCGAACGGCAACTGTGTGCGCTCGATGTCGCTCAGGCCGGCAACAGCTTCCTCCAGGCCCGAGGCGGTGACAGAGAACACCTCTACCCCTCGCCCTTCACGGCGCCGCGCAGTTCGCGGATCAGCTCCAGCAGGGAGCGACCCTTGCTCGCCTCGGTGTAGGCGAACCAGCCTCGCACCGAGACCCAGGCGGGCAGGCCGCACACGAACACCACCGCGCCCAGGCCGAGCAGGCCTATGTCGTCGTTGATCCAGTGGCCGATATCCAGCCAGCGGATCACGAACGCGCCGCCCAGCAGGCTGGCCACTACGGTGCTGATCAGCGCCACGGTGAACTCGCGGGCGGTACGCGGCAGAGTCATGGCCATCACCACAACGGCGACAGCCACAGTTGCGAACGCCCCGAGGGCGCCCAATTTGTACAGGGCCAGGCCGCCAACAGCAGTGGTAGCTGGCTCCGTCATGATTGCCTTCCTCATCGGTTTGCCCTCTTAGGGCCGGAAAAAGAAAGCCCCGCACATGGCGGGGCTTGCAGTCCAGGCTGGGGGCCTGGTGGGTGTCGCACACAGCACGTGCGCTCTGTCTGCGCTAGGCGCAAATCTCAAATCGTGCCTACGTTGTACCTGCCGATTTTCAAACCGAAAACCCTTCGTTATCGGTAGAACCGCTACGGCGCCGACTGGAGCCTGACGGGCGCCGACCGGCGCCGAGTGACCCGACGAACGGTTATCAGCGGCCACCCTTGAACAGGTCGCTACCGCGTGCCTGGTGCGCCGCCTTGGCCTGCTTGATAGCCATCGCCCGATGCCGGGCACCCTCCCTCCCCGACTCGCGCCGCCTCGCCTTGAGGCGCTGCTGGCGGGCCAGCAGTTCCACCTGCAGGCGTTCGTGCAGCCGATCCAGCAGCCGGTAGTAGGCGCTGCTGCCTCGGGCACCTCGGCCCAGGTCCAGCACGTCCGCCTGCTCACTGATGCTCAGACGCGGCTCTGCGCGGTAGCGCACCTCGGCCAGGCGCATCAGCTTCTCGGCATCGTCAGAGCCCGCGAGCGCGCACAGCCCCGCCTGCACTTCCTCGGCCACGTAGTCCGGCCCGGAGCCGGCCAGCAGCTCCCGGCTGCCCTTCACGCCGCCACGGGGCGCGCAGCCTCCGTACTCCATCACCGTCCCGAGCATGCTGCCCAGGCCACCGGCCGAGCCGTTGGTGCGCAGTTCCTCGCCCCAGTGCATCAACAGCACCTCCATTGCCTCGATCATGCGCCCGCCCCCCAGCCGAAAACCCAACCCGACACAAAAACCCCCAACCCAACACACACCCAACACACACAAAACCCTTTAAAAACAATGCATTGCATATAGCTGTGTGGGGTGTGTTGGGTTTGTTGGGTTTTCCGGTCCTCGCATGTAGAAAAAAACTCATCGCCCTGAGTGGGTTGGATAACGCAGGAAAACTGCGCGCACGCGCCCGCGCGCGTGAAAACCCAACACACCCGACACAGACCGCCAGAACGCCCGCCGTTAGGGGGTTCCGGTTGTGTTGGGTTACCAGAACCAACCCGACACCAACCCAACACACCCAACACACATGCACGCGCACTCATGCTGCAGCCGCCTTGACGTGGTCCCACGCCTCCACCGACCACCCGGCCAGCTTGGCCACCCGCCGCCACTCCTCGACCTGCTTACCCAACGCTGCCGACGAGACAGATGGGGGCGGGGAAGAGGCGTCCTTGGCCGTGGGGAAGAAGAAGGCGCCGAAGCGCCGCGTGTTGCCATCCGTCCAGGGGATGGGCCGCGTCTTCTCCACCTCCGCGCTGATGAACAGGGAGAACTTCGTGTGGCTCATCGAGTGTTCCTTGTTCCGCTGACACCACTCCAGGAACAGCGCATAGAGGTCGCTGGACAGGCATGGCGCCCACAGGCCCTGCCCCAGGTCACCCACCTGCCACAGGTGCAGGAAGGTCTGCCAGGTCGCCCGCGACAGCGCCACCAGGCGCTCCCGCGCCGGCGTCACCGGGGGCTTGGTCTGTTCATCGAAGTCACCAAGGTCCACGTTAAGCAGCCAGGCGTAGAACGCCGCCACACCGCCGTTCGCCAACTCCTTCTTGATCGCCACCTGGCGGTCGGCCGGCAGCTTCGCCTCGGGCCACATCACCAGGAACCGCCGGTCACCCTCGGCAATCGGCCACGGCATGATCTCGTTCGAGAGGAACACCGCATTCATGTGCGAGGCTTCCTCCCAGCCGTTCACGAACTTCGACTCGATGCGCACCGTCTGGCCAGTGATCAGTTGCTTGATCTTGCCGACCTGGTTGTAGCGCTGGTCCCGGCTGACGACTTCCTCGAACACCGCCCACAGCTTCCCGCTCTGCCAGGCGTTGAAGTTCCCTTCCAGCTGGGTCTGCCCCACCGTCGCCGCGTAGCGCCCGTAGATGGCGCCCATCACCACCGAGAACAGCAGGGACTTGCCCGAGCCCTCGGTGATGCTGTGCATCAGCACCGCCGTATCCAACTTCGCCCCGGTGTGCTGCAGCGGGTAGGCCAGCCAGCGTGTCAGCCAGGTAGTCGCCTCGGCGGCATGGTTACAGAGGAAGCTCACCAGCCAGCGCAGGTTCTCGCAGGCCGCGTCATCGCGTACCGGCTCCAGGGGCAGGCCCTCGAACGTGTTGATATAGACCTTCGGGTCCACCGTCATGGTCGGGTCGAACGTGATGTGCTCCACGTCCACCACCCGCCGCTCCGCGCTGTTCAGCCACAGCCCATAGGCATCGCCCAGGGCCATCTTCACGGCACCCTCGGGGATGCGGCGTTTCTTCGCGTAGTCCCACACATCCTTCGTGCCGTCGATGTACACGTAGCGGATCAGGGGCGCCATGCCGAGGGCGTCGACCTTCTTGCCCGCCATCTTGCGAGCGTCCTCGATCTCCTTGACCTGGTCCTCGCTGATGCGCTTCTTCCGCTTCGGATCGATAACGGCGGCCCACTCCTTGAACAGCTCCTTGCCCACGTGAGCCTCGAACGCCGCGCGCTTGAGCTTGCGCGCCTTGTCCACGTCCCACACGTGGGTAGTGCCCTCGACCAGGGCATAGCGCCGCAGCAGCTTGGCCAGCGTCAGGGTCTCCCCCTCCCCCCCGTCGTCGTCGGAGCCGCCTGGCGCATCGTCGCCATCCTCTTCGGATGGGGCTGGGGGAAGTTCACCCTCGGGGCCGAGCTGCTCCGCATACTCGCTCACCGGCGGCAGATCGCCCAGGGGCGGCGGTTCAGGTGCCCGAGGGGTCGCCTTGTGGTCGATGCCCAGGATGCGCGCTGCAGCCTTCACCGCCGCGCCCTGGTCCCCGTTGTGCTCGAGGATGCAGAACACATCGAACGCATCGTTCTGGTGCCCATTGGCCAGCGGATCGGAGCCGTGGTGCGAGAACATCTTGCCCTCGCTGATGGTGATGCCTGGGAGGCCAGTGGAACTGTGCGGACACAGGTATTTCCTGCCGCGTCTTTCGTAGCCATGTGCCTCCAGCAGGCTTTCCACATCGTGAGCCTGGTTGAAGGCCTCGATCACCGAGGCGCCGCTGCCCGGCTTCGCCGCCGGCCGCTTGGCCTCCTTCTTCGGCTTCGCCTTCGGCACCGGGCGCCACGGGCAGGCGGCCTCCGCGTCGCGCTTGAACGCATCCCAGTTGTTCCAGATGGCCAGCAGTTCCGGGGTCAACACCGGCAGCGTCTCTCCCGGCGGGTTGCGCCAGGTGTAGGGGTTACCCGTTTCGGGGTGGATCGAAGGCGGCAGCACGTCCTGGACCAGACCCGCACGTAGTTCGAACACTGTGAAGCGCTTGAAGGTGTCGGCCAGCGCCCTCGCTGCCGCCTCAGCGCCTTTGTCCTTGGCTTTCTTCGCCTCAACGGCACGCGCCATGGCCGCTTTGAACAAGGAGCCGTCTGGGTCCTTCTCGTTGGGCCAAGTCAGCTTGCGCGCAGCCAAGTCCAAGCCGGCCGGCATCTTGAAGAGAATGCGAAAGCGCGCCGGATTACCCACCAAAGTCGGGTACACCAGCGCCATCGCATCCAGATCGAGGCCCAGTTCGTCGAACAACACGCGCCGCGTCCACTGCACGTCATCCACGTCCAGCGAACACACCTGGGAGGGCCCTAGGACCGCCCCCATGTTGTGATCAGGATGTTTACGCCAGAAGGCCGAGGCCTGGCCGGCATCGGTGAAATAACCTCCAGGCCGGTTCCAGGCCGGGTCGGTCGGGCCCTTTTTGCCGGGCGGGATCGGCACCAGTGCCAGCCCGTAGTGATTGATGTAGGCCTCGGCCCACTCGGAAAGTGGCGCAGAAGAATCAGGCAGGGTCATGCACCTACCTCCACCCGCCGGAACTCAATCACCCAAACATAGGGATTCGACTGCCAACTCTCGACGCCATAGAGCGATGACCAGAGGATCGAAAACAGCTCCCTGGGCGAGTAGCAGTTGCAGTCCGGGTCAAGATCCTGCTCACAAACCGCCACACCCTCGGCAAGCGCCTGCTCATCAGTGATGTCCTGCAGCCGTTCGACACGGACCGCAGTGATTTCCAGCAGGATGCGGGAGGCCCATCGGGGCATGTGGATCGAGGGGCGGCACCTACCGCGGCTCATCATCGAGCAACCGGTCTGCCGGAGATGATCGTCTGCGGGGTACCAAATCGGCTCGCCCTGGCTCAATTCCCGAGGCGCTATCGAATCCACTTGGGCATCCGTAGCCCAGGCCTCACGCACCCAAAGCCGGTCACCGGGCTCTCCGTATGGGCAGGTGATGCGTGCGTGCAGGCCGGCACCAAGCGTCTTGAATGGCGTATTGGGGTCGACCATTGAGCCAAGGAAGTCGGGCTGAGGCTTCATCAGGCGGCGAGTGGCCGTCTTCTGATCAGCCAGCAACCCGCGAACCATGCCACCGCTGTAGATGATCGGACGCTCAACCATTGCGCCTTTCCTCCCAGCTCTGGCAGTGGACGCACAGGCGGCACCCTGGTACGGCCTTACGGCGGGCCAGGGGGATCGCCTGGCCGCAGCCGTCGCATTCCTCGGCACTCTCGCCCTGGTAGCGCACGCGGCTGTCGATGCGGCGTTGCAGGGCCTCTTCCTGGGCGGCCTGCACGATTTCGAGGAAGCGCTCATTCATCGAAGTCGCCCTCTTCCATCGCCGCCCGAGCGCCGGCCATGATGCCCAGCACTGCGCGTATCACCTGGTGGCCGTGGTACTCAAGCGCCACTACTTCATGTGGCTTCCAGCGGTTGTCAGCCGCGCCTTCGTGCAGGCTGCCGACAAACTCGCCTTCCTTCTGCAGCAGCTCACCCAAGGCCTTGAGAGCTTCGTGGGAGGCGGTGACCGGTTCGGGGCGGTACCACACCGCGCCGGCCGGCCGCATCAGGGCGTCCAGCAATCGAGGGTCGCGGGTGGCGGCGATGACTTCCTCCATCTCATCCGGGGTCAACCACCGCCTTTCCTCGGTGAATTTCAACTTCTTCTGGAGGGTGTCCTGGTCCATCGCCAGTTCATGGGCAAGGGCGGTCAACCCGCCCTTGTAGTCGCGCCCGGCGCGGTACAGCGCCTGGCGGAGGGAGAACACCGGACCGGCGTCCGGCAAGAGGTCAATGCGGCTCATAACCGTAAATGGCTCCGTTACGGTGTAGCCATTGAGCAAGGCGCGCCCTACTCTATGACCACGACCGATGCATGTGCTGTGTCGTCGTAAGCCAGACCAAGGAGGTCAGAGTCCTTGACTGGCACCCAGCCGGCGCGGGAGGTCAGAGTCCCGCGCCGGCTTCCTTTAAGCGGCTTCTAAACGGCCTGCTGTTCCACGGAGATACGCCCAATCAATGTCCGGCCTCAGCACCTCACAAGGCACCTGGCCAGACGAATAGCGATCAATGGAAATGGCAAGAGCAGCCCCCGCGCGCCGATGTCCGTAAGCGATTTGCTTAAGCTGCCCTGCCGAGGTTTCACAAGCCTCCGCAAACGCATCAAGCTCAGCTTTGGTGAGCGGTTTCATGTAGTCGATCAGGTTCATAAGTACCTCCAAGCAGCGGCGAGATTAGCAACTGCTAACAGTGAAGGCAATAGCATTCGCTAATTTACAGTTTGCTAACGACTAGCGACCATTCCGGGATGGACATGAACCAACTACGCGTCGACGCTCTCATCCAAGTAATGGCCGGCCACAGCCAAGCCGACTTCGCAGAGATGTACGACCTGAACCCTTCATATCTCTCTCAAATTTTGAGCGGGCATCGCTCCTTTGGAGAACGAGCCGCATCCAATATGGAGAAGAAAATCGGCCTAGAGCCGGGGACACTATCTCGCCCCCCGCTCCCCACAGAAGGCTCACGACAGCCCCAGGAAAATGTGCAGGGTGAGCCAATCTCGCTCAAGGACGGGAGAGTGCCAGTGGTTGGAATGGCAAAGCTCGGTGCCAAAGGCTTCTTTGATGCCATTGACTACCCAGTTGGACAGGGGGACGGCTTCGTACTGATAAGCAGCTCCGACCCCAATGCGTACGCATTAAAAGTCGTGGGCGACAGCATGGAGCCTAGAATCCGTAATGGTGAGTACGTGCTGATTGAGCCGAATCGGCCTTACTACCCAGGCGACGAGGTGTTGGTGCAGGTAATAGACGGAACCGTCACCCAGTCGATGATCAAGGTATTCATGTACGACCGGGACGGATACGTCCGCCTACTCAGCGTCAACGACCAACATCCACCGATGACAATCGACAAAATCAGCATCCTGAAAATCCACCCGGTGGGAGCCATTCTTAAATCATCGAGATACCTCGCCGAGGCCTGAGCGGTGAACTGGTTCAGATTCTTCGACCGGCTCTGGAGGGGTGACCGCAGCGCCATTTGGGCGCTGCGTGCATGGGCCACCTTCATGTTACTTTTTGCTATTGCTGGACTCATCTTTCGGCTAGCCCAACCATAAATTAGCAAATGCTATTGCCTTAATGATTAGCTATTGCTAACTTGATCGCGTACCCACTCTGACTACCCCCTGGAGTACGCGACATGCAATCGACACAGCACAACCGCTGCCCGGTGCTCCTGCACCCGGCCTGCACCACCAACCCTGATGCCATCCGTGCAGTACAAAAGGCCACTGGCCGCTTTGTAGTGATCACCGGCGGGCGCCCCACGCTCAAGCAACCCACCACCCTCCCCGCCTTCGAGGACTTCTCCGGCTTCGGCGGAGGTGCGGCATGAGCCAGATCCTGATCGGCCTTGCTGGCCAAGCCCGCGCGGGCAAAGACACCGTCGCCCGCTACCTGGCAGCGCACCTCACCCTCATCACCTACGCCTTCGCCGACCCGTTCAAGCAGGCAATCGCCTCGATGTTCCACCTCACCGCCGCCCAGTTGGACGGCGCCGAGAAGGAGCTGCCGCTGCCCTGGCTGGGCAAATCCCCGCGCGAGCTGATGCAGCTGCTCGGCACCGAGTGGGGCCGGGAGCTGGTTCATCCCCACGTCTGGCTGCTGCTGGCTGAGCAGAACCTGCAACTACTCGCCGAGCACGACCAGGCCATGAAGGGCGTGGTGATCAGCGATGTTCGCCTGGAGATGGAAGCCGACTGGGTGCGCAGTAACGGCGGCGTCATCTTCCACATCAGCCGGCCCGGGGTCAGCCCAGTCTGCGATCACCCCACCGAGGCCGGCGTGCGCCGGTACTCCAGTGACTACGTGATCGAGAACAACGGCACCCTGGAAGAGCTGTATGACCAGGTCGACAACGCCATCTCGCGCCTGATGCGCCACCGCCGCGCAGCCTGAGGGCAGCCGTCATGAACCGGACGATCCGCGAGGCTGCCCAGGTGCTGGGCATCCGCGAGAGCACCCTGCGCAACCACCTGCGCGAAACCCGCGCACTCAACCGTGACGGCAGCCTGGCTGCCCGTCACATCGGTGGCGGCCGCCTGTTCATGGACCCGCGCTCGCGCTGGGTCGAAGCCACCCGCAGCTACCGGCACTACGCCGTGCTGATGGTCACCGAGCAGGGCATCGCCTGGCTCGCCACCCAGCTCGGCATCACCATCACACAGCACACGGACGACGCCGCATGAACCGCACCGCCGAACTCATCGAGCTGTTCACCCGCCTGGTCGAGGCCACCCCCATCGGCTACGTGCCCTACGTGACCCTGACCACCGACCCGGAGCGCCCCTACGGCGCCCTGATCATCGGCCCCGACCGCCGGCTGCTCGCGATGGTCAACGGCCCCACCGTCAGCACCACCGTGACCCTCCTGCAGAGCCAACTGGCAAGGGGGCAGGCGTGATCAACCAAGCCACCTGCAAGGCCCTCTACAACCTGGCCGTCCTGGTGCGCACCGCCCAGGACACCTGGTCGAAGAACCATCACGTTCACGGCTGCTACGGCGCGGTCTACCTGGCCCGCGATCTGGGTCTGATTGATGACGCCGAGGCCGACCGCTTCTACGACCTGGCAGAGAACGCCAACACGCATCGGGGGGAGGAACTGAGGGAGATAGAACTCAAGAAGCGCCTCGCGGAGATCTCCACACGATGAAAACCACCCTCGACCAGCTGTTGGTCCAGTGGAAGGCCACCAGCCTGCCCCTGACCACGGTCAGGGAGCACTACTTCCCGCACATCAAGACGGACAAGCACCTGCGCAAGCTGATCGCCGGCGGGAAGGTGAACCTGCCCACCTACAAGCACAGCCCCTCACGGCTGGCCAAGCCCTGGGTGCGGCTGCAGGACCTGGCCAACTGGCTCGACGCGCAATCGAGCCAGGTGGCCTGACCGGCGCCCGGCCGATCCGGGCAACTCTGACGACGTACAACCAAGAGGCACAGCACATGACGAAGAAAGCCCGGCCCTTCATTGACACCCTGCGGGAGGTCGAGGGCGGCAACCTGCTGGACGAACTGAGCGAGACGCAGCACTCGCTGATCAACGCCATCCAGCTCACCGGCAAGGGCGGCGAGCTGGTGATCAAGCTCACCTACAAGCCCGAAGGCGCCGGCCAGATGACGATCAAGGCCGATGTGAAAGCCAAGGAGCCCGTGCTGGCACGCGGCACCTCGCTGTTCTTCATGACCCCCGAAGGCAACCTCACCCGCCGCGATCCTCGCCAGCAGGATCTGCCGCTGCGCGCCGTGGGTGAAGACATTGCCCCGGCTGAAGAGCTGCGCACCGTAAACGACTGACCCTCTCTGACACCGCTCACAAGGAGCACGACATGCAACAAACCCTCCAGCAGCTTCTGCAGTTCGCACAGGCCATCGGCAAGCCGATTGACCACCCCACTCTGGCAACGCCCGTGGCGCTGCTCCCCGACGGCGTCAAAGTCGAGTCCCTGGAGAAGCTGCTGCCGCAGCCTGTTCGCGCTCGCCAGACCGTGCGAATCATCGACGCTACGTCCTTCATCGCCTACGTCAATCGCTTCGCCACGCCGGCCACCTCGGTCTTCTGCAACGGCCCTGAAGGCTGCACCTTCCGCGCCGTGTTCGACTACCACACACCCGACGCACCGGCCTGGATGGATCACTCCGCCGTCTACTGCTGCCCGCTTACGGTTGAGTGGGGCGCCTGGAGCGGCAAGGACCGCAAGCCCATGACGCAAGAGGAGTTCGGCGAGTTCATCGAGAACAACGTCAAGGACATCGTCACACCGCCCGACCAGCCTGGTGCCCCCACCGCAGCGGAGATGCTGGAAATCAGCCTCACCCTCGAAGCCAAGAAGAACATCAGCTTCCGTCAGGGCACCCGCCTCGACAACGGCCAGGTACAGCTCACCTACCACGAAGAGATCGATGGCCGAGCCGGCGCCACCGGGCAACTCAACATCCCCGAGCAGTTCTTCATCGGCATCAAGCCATTCCTTGGCGGCGAAGGCTTCCTGATCACCGCCCGCTTCCGCTACCGCATCCGCGAGGGCCGCCTGGCCATGTGGTACGAGCTGGTCCGCCCCGACAAGGTTCTGGAGGAAGCCTACAACGCTGTCCGCAAGCAGATCGGTGACAGCATCGGCACGGTGCCGGTGTACGAAGCCAACCTGTAACCACCGTTCAAGCCCCGGCCGCCGGACTCTGACAACCATTCCCGGCGCCGGGCACCTACCCGGAGACACAGCACATGCAACCGACCGACCTCGACCTCATCCTGCTGGCCATCATCGGCCTGATCATCGCCGCCTCGATGTTCTGGAGCGCCGTCTGCCTCCACCGCAAGGCCGAATCCAAAGGCTACGACGCCGGCTACAGCGACGCCCAGCAGCAGGCCAGCCTGCGCTTCGAAGCCCTGCACGAAGACCTGGCCACCCTGCGCGCCAAGCACGCCGCCGCCCGCAAAGCCACCGAGCAGCAACTGGCCGAAGCCGCCAAGGCTTCGCGCGCGCGCCTTGAGGCGGTGATGCAGGACGCTGACAAACGCATCGCCCACTACGCCCGCCGCTCCAACCCGCTCAGCCGCGAGGACGCCAGCTGGCTGATGAAGGTGGCCGGGCAGTTGAGCCTGCTGGAAGACATGGCATTTCGCATCGACGCCGAGAACGTCGCCGCCCAGGCCCACACCGCCCACGACCAGTGCAAACGCCTGGCCCAGCGCGTGAACGAGGCCCTCGATGCCGCCGAGGCGGTCGAACAGGAGCGTGCAGCATGAAAATGTTCCAGATGAAGATGGCCAAGCCGTCGGCAGCTGATATCAAGGCCGCCGAAGATCTGCTCCACATCTTCAACCTGATCGACGCACGCTTCGGCGGGCCCTGGTCGACCCCGGGCGCAGGCGACAGCCTCCACGACCTGCTGGAAGGCGGTGAGGAGGAGTTCGACTGCGAGGACGATACCCACCTCAAGACCCTCTACAACAACCTGGCCAACCTCCTGCGAACGGCGCCCAGCTTCTACGCCCGCGTGATCAGCGGCATGTGCCATGTGGTCATGAACGAGCAGAACCAGGTCCTCGACCCTGACTCGGACTGCATCGATCTGCACCCCCGCTTCGCCCAGCTCGGCGAAGAGGCCAACCTCTTTCGCCAGATCGACAGCTTGCGCATCGAACTGATCCCGAGCTACGACGCGGGCTACACAGCCCTCGCTTACGGCGAATCCGATCAGCCAATCGCGGAAGCGACTGGTATGAACGCGCGGGAAGCCATCACCGAACTGGTGCGGCTGCATCCGCATCTGGCCGCGTACCAGGGGGTGTGAGATGGACTACAGACCACACCAAAACCAGCTGCTGCCTGAGCAGAACAAGTTTCACGTCGGAAACGGCGGTGATGGCAAGCACTACTGGCTCACACCACCAGCCCTGATGGCTCAGCTCGACGCCGAGTTCCGGTTCAACTTCGACCCTTGCCCCTATCCGAAGCCCGATGATTTCGACGGGCTGACCTGCGAGTGGGGTTCGTCAAGCTACGTCAACCCGCCGTTCGGATCGATCATGCATCAGGGCAAAAAGAAGGGCCCGACCGCATGGGCGCGTAAGGCCATCGAAGAGCATCAGAAGGGCAAGCGCGTCGTGCTGGTGTACCCCATCGATAAATGGGTGCTGATGTTGATCGGAGCAGGCGCTCAGGTGCGCAACCTCGGCGACGTTCGGTGGTGCGCAACTGAAGATGGCTCGCAGGGAAAAGGCACTGGGCGGCACATTGCCTGTTTCGTGCTCGAACCCACCCCGCCCCAGGAGAACGACCGATGAGCACCACGAAGAAAATCGTCGCGCTCCAGACCGAGCGCGACCAGCTCTACGCAGAGCTGCGCCGAGTTCAAGCCGAGAACCAGCGCCTGCGCGGCCTTCAGCCCGAATTCCCTCCACGACCGCCTGAGGGCAGTGGTTTGCCGCGCTATGGGTTGCGCTGGAACGGCCCGCAGCTTCCCCTCTCGGTTCCAATGGATGACGGCTACTGGACACCATGGCATCTCGCCGCCCAGCTCCACGCCGAGCTGGAGGCCATCAATGGCCAGCAGGCAGTCGCTACCCCGCCCACAAGCTCGGCCGAAGCGATCACCGACACCCAGCGCCTGGACTTCATCCTCCGCAAGTGCCGCAAGGTGATCGTTGAACGCCTGCCTAACAACTGCCTGGAGGTCTACGTCGAGGAAGGCTTCATGGGGGAGACCCAGCACCCGGTGATCGCCCATCGTGGCGACTGGGCCGAAGCATCTACCGAAGCCGCTGCCGTGAAGCGCAAAGCCATCGACGCCGCCATTCTCTGGTGCGAAACCGACGGCGATGCCGCGAAGGATGGCACCGCATGACCGCCTTCCAACGCATCCCGCAGACCCGCCCGCTGCCGCTGGGGCATGAGCTGTTCGTCGATCTGTTCGCCGGCCACGGCGGTGCCAGCGAGGGCGGGCGTCGCGCGTACCGCGACCCGGACATCGCCATCAACCACAACCCGGTGGCCATCGCTGTCCACCGCGCCAACCACCCGAACACCCGCCACTTCATCAGCGATGTGTTCGAGGTGGACCCGGTAGCCGCTACCGGCGGCCAGCCGGTGGGCATCCTGTGGGCCTCGCCCGACTGCCGGCATTTCTCCAAGGCCAAGGGCGGCAAGCCGCGCAACCTCAATATCCGCAGCCTGGCGTGGGTGGTGGTGCGCTGGGTCTATGCCACCCGCCCGCGCCTGTTCCTGCTGGAGAACGTCGAGGAGTTCCGCAAGTGGGGCCCGCTGGACGCCGAGGGCTACCCGATCAAGGCCGAGGAAGGGCGCACCTTCGAGGCGTTCCTGGCCGCGCTCACCACGGGCGTGCCCGAAGATCACCCGGACATGCCCGAGATCCTCGACGCCATCGGCCAGTGGGTACCCAAGTCCGCCCTGGTGCGCGGCATGGGCTGCCAGGTCGAGCACCAGGTGCGCATCGCCGCTAACGCCGGTGCCGGCACCACCCGCAAGCGCCTGTACATGATCGGGCGCACCGACGGCCGCCCCATCGTCTGGCCGGCGCCGACCTGCCACAAGACACCCACCGGCAAGCAGAAGCCGTGGAAGGTCGTCGCCGAGGTGCTGGATTTCACCGACCTGGGCTCGAGCATCATCGACAAGGAGCCGGTGGTGAACACCTGCAAACGAGTAGCTAAGGGCATCTGGCGCCACGTCATGGCCACCGACCGCCCGTTCCTGGTACCCGCCCAGGCGACTCCGGGCGCTGAAGGCGGTACCGCCACTGGGGCGCCCTTCCTCACCGAGTTCGCCAACGCCTCCCGGCAGCGCACCTTCAGCGCGGCAGAGCCGCTGCGCACTCAGGTGGCCCAGGTGAAGGGCGGACACTTCGCCATGGCAGCCCCCACGCTGATCCAAGTGGGGTACGGGGAGCGCGAGGGGCAAGCACCACGCGCCCCGGGGATCGACAAGCCCCTGGGCACGGTGGTGGCGGGTGGTACCAAGCACGCCCTGGTCGCCGCCCACATCGTCACCCTGCGCAAGGGCAGCGTCGGCAGCGAGCTGCAGGCGCCGCTTGGGGTCGTCTCCACCAGCGGCGGGCACCACGCGGTGGTGTCGGCGTTCATGGACCAGGCCAATGGCGGGTTCTACACCGGCGCCGGTCGCGGCATGGCCGAACCCGTCTCCACCATCACCCAGGCCGGGTGCAACCAGCGCATGGTGAATGCCTTCCTGGTGAAGTACTACAGCACCGGCGGGCAGTGGCAGGCTGCCGACGAGCCCATGCACACCGCCCCCACGCGGGACCGCCTCGGGCTGGTCACCACCACCCAGGTGCCGGCCGATCTGCTCGCCCCGGACCTGATGGAGAAGGCCCGCCGCTGCGCGCTGTTCATGCACCGCTACCTGCCGGAGCAGTTCCCCACCCAAGCGGACCTGATCCTCATCGGCGGGTATGTCCTAGTGGACATCACCCTGCGCATGCTGACCCCGCGCGAGCTGGCCAGCGCCCAGGGATTCGGCCCCGACTACATCATCGACCGTGGCCTGTTCGAGAACCCCGTCACCGGGGAACTGGAATGGCGCCCCCTCAGCAAGCGCGACCAGGTGCGCGGCATCGGCAACAGCGTCTGCCCCGACGAGGCCGACGCCCTCATCTCTGCCAACGCCCGCGACATGATCGAGCAGTATCGGAGGCTTGCGGCATGATGCTCACCGTAGTTCCCTCCCCTCCCACGCTCGCTTCACTTCGGCCAATTCAAGGCGGCTTCGTAATCGCCCAACTGCTGAAGCAATTCCTCGAATTTCATCAGGTCGCTTCTGGCTTGCTCACCAATGAGCGGGAAGGGATTACCTCCTATGAAAGACCCCTTCTGGCGAAGCTCAATCTTCTCCGCGACATGCAGGAAAAACGCACCGGCAGTCCTCAGATGAAGCAAATAAAAAACCATGCGCCCGGAAAAACTGTTGAGCTGTACAGCTTGGATCGCCTCAGCGGCAGCTCGAAGCTCTTTCACGAGGGTGGCATCTTTGCAGTACAGCATCCCTCCGGTATCACTGCAGGCGACTGCGTTGATTCGCCGCAACAGTGCCTGAAAGTGAGAAACCAAGGAATAAACGGCATTTACATCGTTTACCTTCGACTCTCGCTCCTCTCTCTCTCTCAGCAACCTGGCCTGATACGCCTGCCAAGCCGGAACAGCTATAGCAACTATAACTGCGAGCAACCCGCCGAATGCCTGCGCCCAACCAGACGCCTCAGTCGGCGCGAATTTCTCGCGCACCCAGTAGGCAGCAGTGCCAATAACGAGCCACATGAGCGGAATGCAGAGGACGCAAAGCCAAAGCGCCCATATAGAGCTCTCGATCAGTTTCCGCTTAAACACAGAGCTAACCATGCACACCTCCTTTGCAGCGGCAGCACATCGAGCTTGCACGTGGCTGCAGTCCGTACGCAAGGAGACAGAACATGAGCACCCGCAAACCTCACAACCGCCGCCAACGCCTGGAGCGCAACTGCCGCGCCCTGGTTCGAGCCAACCACGCCGCCGTGGTCAACATCGACCCGGCCGGCAGCCAGCACCTGGTGAACTGGAAGACGGCCAAGCTGATCCGCTCCCGCCCGATGGTCGACGCGGTGTGCGATGTCGCGCACCCCTGGTGCATCTACATCAGCGCGCTGTGCGTCGACCAGGGCGGCAACCGCTACGTCAAAAACACCGAGGTCGCCCCGCATGGCATCTACCGCGCCGAGCAGCTCACCGAGGTGATCGAGGCGCACTACCGCGCCCACCTGGCCGGCTGCAACCCGAGGCACGTGGTGGCCTCGGGCTGGATCGCCATCCCTGACGATGTATCCCTGGAAGAGTCCCTGGCCGACCGCATCTACGACGCCATGGGCGCCTGGCCCGTTCGCCAGGCCGCGTGACCGGTATCCACAGAATTGGAGAGGCCGGGAACGCCGGCCGAGAGAAGTGCACGATGAACAACAACGACGAGATCCGCTACATCCGCCTGCCCGAAGTGCGCCGCCGCGTGGCCCTGGGCACCACCAAAATTTACGAGATGATCAAGGCTGGCGAATTCCCCGCCCAGGTCCAGCTCGGCGCCCGAGCTGTGGCCTGGGTCGAGAGCGACATCACCGAGTGGTGCCGCCAGCGCCTGGAGGCTGCCCGTCAGCGGAATCAGCCTCCAGCCGATCAAGATGGTCAGCCCACCACTGCATCATCTCGCGCCGCTGCGTGAGGTACTCCGCGTGGTTGTATGTGTCCCGGCTCTTGTTCGGATCGGCGTGCGAGAGCTGGGCCTCGATGTGGTCGCTGTTGAAGCCGTGCTCGTTGAGAGCCGTCGAGATCGTCCCACGCAGGCCGTGCCCCGTCAGGCGGCCTTTGAACCCCATGCGCTTGATCGCACCGTTAAGTGTGTTCTCGCTGATCATCTGCCGGGGGTCGTTCCGCCCCGGCAGTACGTATGGGAACCTGGCCGACACTGGCCGGATCTCCCGCAGCGCCTCGATGGCCTGCCTAGATAGCGGCACCAGGTACGGGGGGATTTCATCCCCCTCGGTCCTGACACGACTGCGCAACTGCTTGACCCCCTCCGCCGGTACCCGCCAGATACCTTCCTCCAAGTCGAACTGATCCCAGCTCGCCCGTCGCAACTCGATGGTCCGCACACCGGTCAGCAACAGCAGGCGGACCCCTACCCGCGTAGCGATTGACCCCCTGTAACAACGCAAGGCACGAACCAGATCCGGCAACCCATCCTCCCGGAGGATCGGGTTATGCCGCACAGGCGGCTGCGGTACCGCGACAATGTCTAGGTCGCTGGCGGGGTTCTGGTCGACGATGCCCTCAGCCATGGCGAAGCGGAAAATCTGGTTGAGCCAGGTCCGGCACTTCTCGGCCACGTTCAATGCGCCCCGCGTTTCCACACGCCGGACAGCGCTCAGCACATCAGCGCGGGTTATCTCCCTCATCTGCAGGCGCCCCAGAACAGGAATCAAGTCCTTTTCCAGGTACCGGAGAGACTGGGCTCGACTTCCCTTGCGGCCGTCGGTCAACCGAGGAGCGCGAAACTCCCACCAGCGCTTGGCGACGACCTCGAATGTGTTGGCGGCCGCCCCGGCTTTCGCGTTGAGCTGCTCGCGACGATGCTGCCGGGGGTCCACACCCCGGGCAACCAGGGCCCGGAACTCGTCCCGCTTCTCCCGCGCATCGCGCAGGGACACCTCGGGATAGGTGCCGAGGCTGATCCGCGCTTGCTTACCCAACCAGGAAAAACGAAACGCCCAGTACTTACTGGCGCGCGGAGGCACGACCAGGGCGAGCCCCTGGCCGTCAGATAGGGTGAATTCTTTCTCGGCCGGCTTGGCCTGACGTACCGCTGTGTCCGTGAGCGCCAT